ACCCTCAGGCACGTCAAATGGCCTATAGCGTTTTCAAATCAGCGTATGCCGGGCTGGCCTATCGATCGAAAGATAGTAGTGATGTTAGCAACAAGGCCGTGAATAACGACTTGGCTGGACAAGCGGTTCAGATGGCAACTGGTGGCATCTATCAGGGTTTTCAGGGTGGCGATGTCGTGATGCCGTTTGGCATGGATAAAAGCACGTTCAAGGACAGGTACACACAGGCCGCACAATCAGCGTTACAGGCTGCTGGATTAAATCCTTCCGGACAGCAAAATTTCACACCGGTTAATGTTGGCGATAATCAATATCGGCTGGTGGCCGGTAGTGGCCGGTGGGCGGTTGATCCTCGCACAAACGTGCCTATTGTCGTGAGGGTGCAATAATGGCTGATATCTTTTCACTGGCGCCCGAAGGGCAAGCATGGACTGACGATGCTGCAAAAAACAATCCAGCTCGAGCAGAAGATTATGATCCGCACTTTTTTGCTGGTTCGTTATCAGCGCTGCCTCGCGGTGTAGCCGAAGGAACAATCGGTCTCGCGCAAACCGGCGTGGCCACCAGCAAAAAACTTATCAGCGATCCGGAATATCTCCAGCAGTTTGTGCCGACCTATGGCGTATTCAAATCACTGTTCCCCGATGCTGACCAGCAATTAAATGCCTCCTATGACAACGCCAGCAAAGCGCTCAGCCAGGCGCAGGCCTTCGTTAGGCCTGATGCCAATAGCCAAGGCTTCGCCGCCCAGACATTGGAAGGTTTGGGCCAATTTGGACCGGCTATAGGTGCGACGGTTGTCGGCGGCCCGGTGGCGGGCGCAACGGTGGCGGCAGGCAGCACGTTCGAACCTGCACGGCAGAATTTTTTATCCCAGGGCGTCAATCCCGATACCGCCGCCGGTTTAGCTGCAGAACAGAGCGTGACGAGTGCAGCGGGTATGGCATTACCGGCAGGAATTGGCGGCAGGTTACTTACCCGCTTGGCTTCTGGTGTAGCCATCAATGCCGGCTTTGGCGCTGCCAATCGGTTTGCGGTTGGTGAAACACTGGAAGATAACGGCTATAACGATCTGGCTGTGCAGTATAAGGTCTGGGATAAGCAAGCGCTGCTGGTGGATGGCGTATTGGGCGCGGCATTTGGTGGGCTGCATCATTGGACCGCCGGGCGAACTGCACCGGTTGCGGAGAACGTGTCAACCGGATTACCAAATAGTGGCGATCTGTCAATCAATAGCCCCGATTTGTCACCCGAAACCGGCCAAAATGTACCGGAACCAGCCCAAAATGTACCAGAATCAGGCCCGGTCGTACCGGTTAGCACAGATTCTGCACCAACCACTATCCTGCCCGAATCGCCACCAGCACCGACCTATGAAAGCCGGGTTGCCGAAATGCAGGATCTGGCCGGCCAGTTAATCAGCCGTGGCGACCGCCAGACGTTGGCGGGTGAAGTCCACGACCTGCAATATCAGTATGATCAGTCTGCCACAGAATTGCAGCAGTTGAAGGACGCGCCGCTATCCGGCAGCGGTAAAGCGTTATCGGCGGCTCGCGCTCAGCGCACTGCCCGGGTGAATGAACTTGATACCCAGATGGGGATGCTGAAAGAGCAGATCGATCAGCGTAATGCCACGCTGGCGGATAATAGCCGGGGTGGGCGTTTCTTTGAGGCAAAGGCCGACCTATCGCGTATTCAGCAAGGCATCATCCCGGAAAGCTTGCGCGGACTGGTTCCTGAGACTCAAATCAAGCCCAGCGATATTGATGCCGCCCATGCACTGAATGAAGGGTTGAATTACGATTTGGAGTCCGCGCCGGTCATCCATGGCAGCATCGAGAGTTTAAACAGCCATGTGGCCGCGATGGATGCCGCCGCCGGCAATCTGATGCGCAATGAGCCGGTTAACGTTTCACAACAGATACAGGGATTGGGTGGAATCGCTAAGCCTGGCGCATTGGAATTAGGCCTGGAACAACGTGCAGCCATGGAAGAGGCTTACCGTGAGAATGGTATTCCCACGCGTCACATTGAAGCTGAAAGCATCGAGCCGCCAGTCGTGCCTGGCATGGTTCGCGTCTATCACAGCGGTTCGGTAGGCGAAGGTGAAACCGGGCGCTGGGTGAGCACAAACCGTCAATATGCGGCTGATTACCGCAGTGATCTTCCTTTGCATTACCTCGACCTGCCAGAAAGTGATTCGCGCGTAAATAGCCCTGATTATCCAAAGGAACAAGGGGTAAAACAGGGATTCCATTTCAGTTTTGAATTAACGCCGGCAGAAGCGGCCAGGTTGCAAGCAATCGACCGGGAAGGTGCGGCACCACCTGTGCGAGAGGATAGCGCCTTTTCAAGAGATACCACGCCAGAACAGGTCAGTGTCGATCCCGATACCGGTCTGGCTTTGTCCTCGAATAACTTTGACCTGACATCTGCGCGTGACATGGCACAAGCCAACCCAAATTTGGAAATCATCGATCCAGATACTGGCCAGCGGGTGAAACTCTCCGACGCACTGGCCGCATTGGATGAACAAATAACCAACACGCAAAAAGAATCCCGCGTTTATAGCGTCGCCGCCAATTGCTTCTTAAGGAACCCATCATGAAACAGGCCTGTATTGATGCCATCACCCAGACTCTTGGGCGCCAGCCGCTGGCGCCTGAGCTAAAGGATATCGAGGACAAGATACGCGAGGCCGTTCGTACGGTGTCACGGATGAATGCCAAGGCTGGTAAAACGGGGATTCCTGACGCTGAAACCTACAAGCAAGCGGCTGATTTGGCGGCCCAGCGCGTGGTACATGACGTGTTTAAAAAGCGCCAACGGCTGGCCCAGAATGCGATAGCGCTTAACCGGGTGACTGAAACGCTTAACCGCAACATCCCAGAACGGGATCAGACGCCCAAAAGCCTGGCACAGTTTATCTTTGCCGGCCGGCGTGTATTTGATGGTAAAGAGATCGACACCACATCAGCCGAAGAATTGGCCCATGGAGCTTATCAAGACTGGACCCGGCAGCTCAGCACTGAAATGCTGGCCGCCGGCGATGATGTGCAAAAGTTCTTTCACCAGGCAAACGCGCTAGGGCAGCGGCGTTTGCGTAATTATTTTGACAACAAGGCCGCGCAGTCTGCGCAGTTGCAGATCCTGAAAGAGCTTTACGGTGAGGATAGCGGCAATCCTGCCGCGAAAAAAATAGCCAAGGTTTGGGGCGACATTACCAGCCGCGCCCGGCAGGAAATGAATGACAACGGTTTTGACATCGGCCTGCGTGATGATTGGCACCTGCCGTACGTGGATGACACCGATCTGGTCCGCAATGCCGGACGCACTGAATGGCTGGCGACATTGCCCCTCAAAGAGCGAGCCGCGGCGATAGCCTTTGGCCGTGAACCGCCAGGGGATTGGGCACGCAGGAAATGGGTTGATGATGTCTACAACACACAGGATCGCACGCAGTATGTAAATCTCGACGGTTCTCCCATGAATGACGCCGAATACCGGCAGGCATTGGAGGCTATCTATGAAAGCAAGGCCACCGATGGCGCGCAAAAAATCGAGCCTGGAGCCTTTATGGGCAACGGAGGCATCAAAAATCGCGGATCGCAAAGCCGGGTAATGGCTTTCAAAGATGCAACCAACCACTTTGCGTATATGGACCGCTACACCCAGCATCCGGTTGTCGGCGTGATGATGTCCCATTTGCAGGCATCATCCCGCGATCTGGGAGTGGCTAAGGCTTTTGGCCCGGATGCTGCTACTAATTTCCGGTTGCTTGCCGACCGGCTGTATCAGAACGCCGTGAAAATCGAGGGCGCAGCGCGCAAGGTTGATGATATGGAGGCTGAGCGCAACCTGGTGCAGCGCATGTTTAATAGCATGGCCGAGTTAAACGGTGTGCAGAGTTCCGGCGTTTTCTCGTCTGCTATCGGCGGATTGCGCAATCTGATGACATCCGCGATGCTGGGCACCAGCGTGTTCACAGCATCTGCTGACCAGGCGGTGATGCGTGCTACGGCGCAATCGCTGGGGCTGGATCGCGGCGGCATGCATATGTCGGCCAATACCATAAAAGGACTGTTCCATGGCGATACCCGACGCGCCATAACCGATTTGGGCCTGCTGGTGGATAGTCATTCCGCCATTATCTCCAAGATGGGTGGCTTCGATTTGTCCCGCGGCTGGACTGGTTGGTTTGCCGAGAAGACTTTAACGTGGTCCGGGCTGGTGGCCATGGACCGTGCCAATAAAGCGGCTTTTGGTTTGTTGATGTTTAAAAATCTGGGTGAAATGACTCGCAAGTTTGCCACGCTGGATGACCTTAAAGGCTCCGATAAAACCGTATTAGCCGCCAAGGGCTGGACGCCGGAGGATTGGGCCATCATGAATGCGGCTGAGTTGCGGCCATTGACGCCCAACGGCCATATGGGCATGACGCCAGATGCCATCTACGCGGTGCCGGAAGAGAAAATCAGGGAAATTCTGTCCGAACAAATCGATAAGGTGAGCGCTGGCGCCGATCAGGCGCTGGCCAGCATGGGCAAGATGACCGAATCCCGCGAAAAGCAGCTCAAGGAAGCATTCAATGCCGAAACCCAACAGACCATAGCGCGCATGGTGCGCAGCGCTCGCGCTGACGCTGTGCGCAAGCTGTTAGGCATTACCTACGGCGAGATGATGAACGCCGCGCCCACGGCCACCAAGATTGATACCTTTGAGCGTGATTCAGGCAATCAGTTGCTACGCAGCTTTATGCTGTTCAAGACAACACCCGTCGCCGGTTTTCGTCAGTTGGTTGTCAGGGCGCAAGATCTCGACCGCACGCCGGCGCTGAAATTCCTGGCATCGTACATCGCTGGCTCATGGATTGCCGGCATGTTCGCCAACCAGATGAATGCGCTGTTGAGCGGCAATGACCCGATGGACATGTCCAAGCCGACTACGTGGATACAGGCACTTCTTAAGGGTGGCTCGTTCGGCATTTATGGCGATTTCCTGTTACAGGACCATACACAATATGGTTCCAGTATCGCCGGCGTCATGGGTGGGCCAGTATTAAGTTTTGCTGAACAGCTCGCAAAACTGGTTTTCACTGATCCACAGAAAGCTTTCCAGGGACAAAATACTGACTTTGGCGGGGATGCAATAAAAACTGCACGAATGATTACCCCTTTCGCAAATTTATGGTATACCAAAGCGGTAACTAATCATTTGATACTGCAACAATTACAAGAGATGGCAAACCCCGGCTATAACGACCGTGTGCGTGACATGGCACAGAATCAGTTTAACGTTACAAGCTGGTGGGAGCCGGGCGACATGGCGCCGCGTAGAGCACCAAACCTCGGGAAAGCGATCAGTGAATAAATTAAGTGTAGTTATTATTTTTACCTCTGTATTTTTATCTGAGCAACAAGTATGAAAGTGCGGTGAATTCATACGCAGGAAATATACCAACAGGATATAAGACTTTTTATATAATTCCAGAAAATAAAAATATAAATCGAGACGATTTGTCCTTTTCTGATTATTCTAAAAAACTTGCAAGAGTATTATCACAAAATGGGATGGTCGAAAGCTATGATATAAAAAATACTGATTTCATTATTTTATTGGGTTATGCGGTTGGTGATCCAAAACAAAACGTTGGAAGTTATAGTATTCCAGAATGGGGGCAAACTGGTGTTGCATCTTCAAATACATATGGAACAATAAATAGTTATGGAAATTATTCGGCTACAACTACCTATACCCCTACATATGGAATAACAGGATATGAAAATGGAGTTTATACATACACAACATATTCAAGAATTGTTGATGTAAACGCCTATGATGGGCGATTGTATCAAACTAATGGACAGGCAAAAAATTTGTGGAGCACAAGAATAGCTAGTGTTGGTGAAAGTGCAGATTTACGATCTGTATATCCTTATATGATTTTTGCAGCAAAGCCTTACTTTGGGAAGAGTTCAGGCAGTGTGATAACTATATCAGTTAAAGAAAATGATCCACAAGTGGCGCAAATAAATTATTAATATTGTGTATATAATGTATTTAATCAAAAAAATCAGTTTGGAGTAAAATATGAATAAAATAATTTTCTTTCTATTTTACCTATCGATTCCATTCAACTTAAATGCGACTGAGTTTTTATCTGGGAATAACTTGTATTCATTCGGCCAGTCTTATAAAAGAACTGAAATTTATAGCTCACCAAATGATAATTATAGTAGTGGTTTATACACTGGATACCTCAATCGGGGGACTTTTTTGCCCTCCTAATGATATCACTGTTGGACAAGCGGCGGATATAGTTTTTAAATATTTAGATAGTCATCCAGAAATTAGAAATATACAGGCGAATTTTTTAGTTGTTAAAGCTATGACAGATGCATATCCATGCAAGACAAAATAGACATCTTTCTTATTTTGAATAAAAAGCCCCAACAGGGGCTCAAGAAATAGTGAAATGGTTGGTATTTTGAAGAAACTTTGTTTCATTGATGATTATGAACTTTATTAAGGCAATACGTGAGATGTGTCTCTAAATCGCTCAATTGCGTGGTCGTGCAACTCACATAATTCAGCAGTGCTACCAGCTCAATCACCGCGCCGCTCACTTCGTTCCCGTCTTCTTCCAGATTGTGCAGTAGGTGCATCAGATTTGATTCTTTGCTGAGGCTTTTTACCCCTGCCACGGTGTGGATCTGCGCTGCGTAGTCATCGGTCACCGGAAAGTTGTACCGCCCGTCTGTTGCTGAGCTCATCACAAACCTCTCTCTCGTTCTTATGCTGTATGTTTATACATATATCAAAACACATTAAACATTGCCAATGGTTTTTGATTACCTAAATGGTAATATAAACTTTAAAACTTGTATTTATTATTCATTAAAGATTTATCTGCATATAGAATGAGCGATAACGCGGCGGCGCCACATCAGCGCCAGGCACCGGAGAGCAAGCAGAATGACCGTAGCAACAGACGTAACCCACGCACAGTTCAACGGTAACGGCGTCACTACTGTTTTTCCTTTCAATTTTAGGATTTTCAACTCGTCTGACTTGAAGGTCACCGTCATCGATGCCGCAGAGAACATCACCCCGCTGACGCTGGGCACGGATTACAGCATCAGCGGGGTAGGTGCCTATGCCGGTGGCAGTATCACGCTCACGGTGCCCTTGGCAACTGGCAAGACCATCGCGCTTGACCGGACAATGCCCGTCACGCAGGAAACCAGCATTCGCAACCAGGGTACGTTCCTGCCGGAAATCCATGAGGACGCTTTTGACAAGCTGACTATGTTGTCCCAGCAGACCAATAGCGTTATCAATCTGCGATCGCTGCTGAAACCCAATTTCCTGTCGAAATTCTTTGATGCCGTCAGCCTTCGCATTGCCAATCTGGCCAACCCGGTAAACGCGCAGGATGCCAGTACGAAAAGCTACGTCGATGCCACCGCGCAGAGTTTGGCTGACGTCACCTTGGCCAATCTCAATCGCAGTCTTAGAACTCAGGTGAGCGAGACGCTCAGTCAATTACCGCCATCCAGTTCCCGAAAGGGCAAACTACAGGCATATGACTCGGCGACCGGGGATAGCCTTTTGATTTATCCGGGTTCGGTAGATCAGCAAACGGCACTTAATTTACAAAGTGCGGATGGTTACAAATTCATCGGCAGATGCCGATGTGTTACTGATTTGCGTTTAATAGTTCCTTTAACTGATGGGCAAAAAATTGAACTTGTCAGCTATTTTTCTGGCTGGAGTGCCACAACTTACGGTGCTTTCGGTGGCGGTCCATTTACTTGGAACGCTAATTCATTACTTCCCGATGATTCTGGGGGTGTGATTAAACCAACCGCAATTACTGGACCTGGGCGATGGATTCGAGATGATCGGAACAACTTAAATGTGACTCATTTTGGGGCTGATCCTTCCGGTAATCTTGATTGCTCACAGGCATTAGGATTGGCAGCGGCCGCAGGCTGTGTAAATATCCCGGTTGGTACTTTTAAACATGAATCCATCACGGTTGTAAACGAGGGCATAACGTTTATTGGCGCTGGAATGGGGAAGACTATTATAACCTCATCGACATCAGTAAAAATGTTTCAGATAGATGGAACAGGCGGTGGTCTTTCTTATATGACGTTGCAATATACGTCCCTTCATCAAACGCCTCACTTAATTACATCTGGTTCTAGAAAATCTTTTGAATATGTTCACTTCATAGGATTTGATAGCCGTTTAGCCCAAGGACAGGGGCCGCAGTTGGGAAGTATAGACGTGGACGAGCGGGAACAATGCGACTTCAATCATTGTATTGTTGAACATTGTTCGTGTGATGTTTACATGTCGGAATTCAAAAGCGCTCATTGCTACTTTTGGCCTATATCGAAAACGTTCGGCTTACGTCTTAATGGTTCTTATTGTCCTAATGCGGTTATCAGCATCGCAGATTTTGTACCACCCGTTACCAGTTATGATACAGTCGGTAACGTGCATAAAGCCGGGTTTTGGTCTTATGGTCCCGTATTACAACCTATTCTAAATAATTGCTATATTGATGGTAATCCCTCGTTAGTAACTGGCACCGGGGTATTATTTGAGGAAGGGACTTTGCAGCCTCAGGTTTTAGGTGGTAAGGCTAATAAATGTTCCGGTGAGGTCATTGTTTTTGATTCATGCTACCAACCAAAATGCACAATGGCGTTTTATAATTGCAATAAAAGTGGAAATGGTTCCAGTGATATTGTACTTAAACACACATCGACCACCCAAAATTTGGAATTTCCAGACATCTTAAGTACCCATATACAGACTGCATCCGTCACTGGAACCAAGGGTTACGCTGTCCGTATAGATGTCACCATTTCATCAACACCAGGATGGAAAATTAATCCCTCCATACGTCAGCCTGGGGATGCTAGCGGTTATGAAAGCAATGAAATTTATTTACCACCGACAATTACAGATCCCACAACGATAAGAATGAGTTATGCACAAGGTGTAAGACGTTCTGGTACGGCTATTGGCGCTGTAACGGCGGCAATTGGTACCACGAGCGCCACTATTAGCCTTGGCCCTCTTGCATTATTTTATGTTCCCTCAGCTGATCAAGTCACTCTAATAAACACTGCTGGCGATATTATCAACGCAATAATTCAATCACTGACTGCGAACACTGTTTTCATTGTCTTCCCGCAGGCTTTATTAAATCAAACAACATTCAAAGCGCGCGTAAAATTGGAATGAAAAGGGGGGTATATGTCGTTCAAGTTGACTAAAAATATTTCGGCAAGGATAAGTACTGATGATGGGTATTCAATAGGTTCTCAAGATGTTTCTTTGAGTATCACATACAGTATTATATCAATAACGTTATCGGATGATTCAAACGGGATAGCTCAATTAGGAGCCCAAATAAATAATGGTAGTATATTCCCAGTTTCTTCATATCCATTCATATATGACATATCTAAAGGCAGCGTTTTTGAACAAGCACAGTCTATTATTATGGCGCTAACTGAGTTTGGTGGATCATCAGTTGATTAATGAATGGCATTATATCCCGTTGGGGTGGAGATATGAGAATGCAAAATAACGGTGGTTGGTGGTCTTATTTCTGGAGCTGGATAACGGGCTTTCTCGTTAGTTTATCTGCACAGGACATCATTTTCGGTATAGGCGCTGTCTTTACTGGCATTTTTACAGTCCTGACATATTTATCTAATGACCGTAAAAATCAAGCTATTGCTTCTGAAGGTAAGCGCCGTACTGATATTTTGCAGGCGTATATAAAAAACCGAGAAAATATCAATAATGCCGATGCGCCTAAGGTCGCCAAGGAAATGAATGAAGTCCTTGAGAGGTTCGAAAAATGACAG